CGTTAGATCTTTATGTTTCATAAATACCTCGCTATTTCTTTGATTACGTTAACGGTCACGCTATTGCCTGCTTGCTTGTATAGCTGACTGTTGCTATTTACTTCTTGCGCCTTGTCAAACGCCCAATCTGGAAAACCTTGCAATCTCCAACACTCTCTAGGCGTTAGTTTTCTGATTCTAAAATTAGGCATTACCACCCCTTGACTATCACCAGTTACTAGCGTGTTAGCGATACCTTCACCAACTCGACCTCTTCGTGTTTCAGAACTTGGATGCGACAGATTAACACTATCTCCCACGCTTGCTTCAGCATAACCTTTTTTTGTAGCTTCACGGACACGGATTTTAGGCTGTCTACCACCGCCTTGCATTGTGTTTAGCGTTGGAGAAATGCCTTCAGGGTCATAGACTCTGCCGTTTTGTTCGTGCGATCCTGGTAGATTGCCAGCCAACAATATCTTAAGAGGGTCTTTTTGCATGGTAGTGCTGCACAAGGTGGGTGCTAGGGAATCAACTAAAACCACATCGCCACTCTGAGACTTGCCTTTTTTTTTGATGTTCCCAACCTTATTTATTTTTGGTTGTTCACAATCAATCGTTGCACCATTTCCCCCGATAGGAAAAACTTTTCGTCCACGTTCTCCTCTAAGATGTCCGATAATGAACACACGTTCCCTGTTTTGTGGTACTCCGAAATCTTTGCTGTTAAGCACTTGCCATTCCACATCATACCCGAGTTCATCCAACGCTGAGAGGATTGTCTCAAAGGTATCTCCCTTGTCGTGGTTAAGGAGCCCTTTAACATTTTCAAGGAATAGATACTTAGGTTTGAGTATAGAGGCGAATCTTGCGATTTCAAAGAAGAGAGTCCCTCGAGTATCTTCGAATCCTCTTCGATGTCCAGCAATGCTGAAAGCTTGACACGGAAATCCTCCGCATATAACGTCAACGTGTCCGATGTTTCTGATTTCTTCGTCTGTGACTGTGGTAATGTCATGTAGTTCTATTTCTCCCTCCGTGTTGTGAATTGCTTTATAGCTCGCCCTAGCGAACTTGTCGATTTCGCAGAATGCCACACACTCATGCCCTGCAGATTCCATTCCTAGTCTGAAACCGCCAATGCCTGCGAATAGGTCAATGAATTTCATTATTTAACCCTTTCTTTAACAAAGTTGTCATCAATCATTACTCCATTTCTATCTTTAATATCGTTGTAAGCAATTGTTAAGCACTCCTCGACGTCGTAGCCTAATTGCAAGCATAAAACTATTAGCGTTACGATAGAATCGCCTCTCGCATCTTTTAGCGACCACTATGGGTCAGCAAAATCATGCGGTTTTAGAAACACGTCCCGAATTTCTCCGACTTCTTCAGTAACACGAATCCATTGAATCTTTGGGTCAGCCTGCTTTAAATTGCGTTCGTCTGCCCAGTGGTTGATTTTAGTAATTAAATCTGAGAGTGTGTTATCAGTATCGTAACCAAGTAAGTAAGGGATTGATACATCGAAGTAGTCAGCTAACTTCTTAGCATCACTTACTTTGATTTCATGGGTGCCATGCTCCCAATTAAGAATGGTCAATTTTGTAACCTTAATTTTTTGGGCTAACTCCACTCTTGTCATTCCCCTCGATCTCCGTAACGGTTCAAGATTATTCATCCGTTACCTCCAGACAGCGTGCGCAAAGCGTAAACCGCAATCTTCATCACTCCACCTCTTTCACTTCAACGCCCGGGCAATCGAATACCCAGCCGTTAAACATCATATCCATAATATCTTCCTTTATTCCCTATGCCAGTTTTTATCAACGTTGTCGCCCAAGAATAGCTTTTGCCAAAGAAAATACTAGCTTCTCTTCGTGTGTTGAAAAAATATTTTTTATCTTCTAAAATATCTACAATTACGCACGCCTTCTTTGTTTTGTCTGTCATAGCTTTCATATGTTCGTCACTAGATATTTTAGCTAAACCTTTTTTAAAGGCTCTTGCTGTATTTTCTTTACCAGTTACCCACTCCAAATTCTCTACTCTATTATCTGTCTTGATACCATTTACATGGTCAACCTGAGGTAGATTGTTAGGGTTAGGGATAAACGCTTTAGCAACCAATCTATGAACTCTAAAACTTCTTCCCCTTCTCTCTCCTTTTGATCCAACTTGAAGATTTACTAACACGTATCCAAGACGTTTCACAATTCTTGTCTTTATGCTATTTTTGTTTTTTTTATTTCTAATTTTTCCAGTATTAGATACTTCATAATCTGAAGCTTCTAAAATTGTCTTCCATTCTTCATTCAACTTCTTCCACCTCTATTCCTTCACAAGAAAATATCCATCCAAAGCCGGTTTCTTCTAGTTCTTTGCGGGTAAATGTCGGACGTTCTTCATCCTCTGTTAAATGTGTTCTTGAGAATTGAGGTGTCAGTTCCTCGTTATTCAGGTAATATCTTCCCAAATACTGACCAAGAACAGCTTTTATCTTAACCGTATATCTAGCCTCTTTCTCGACCTCATAGCCGAACTGGTGCATGTTGACGAGGGTAGTGATGGCTTTGTTCCTGCCAGTATGGTACATCCAGTATTTGAACTCGTCCCATTTCGTATCAGCCCAGCTTGTAAGATATGCCCAAATATCATCATTTAAGTCATTCTTATGCCCCTCATACCAATCCGCCACGCATTGCGGAACGACTGGTTTAGGGAAGAATGAGTCATATAGGTCTTCTGCGTAAGATACAGAACCACCAGATATCCTTGATATTGTCCGTACCGCTTTTTCTCGGCTTATTGCTTCATTTCTATCCATCACATTCCACCATTTCTACCTTATATTTCTTAGCATTGCGATATTTCAAACCTAATCTGTGTAATTCATTAATCGCATCATTCTTATTACTGAAGACATGCTCACTGTCTTCCATGTTGTCGTAATAGACGATTACTTTATATTTCATAGTTCAACCAGTCTCCTTCCATTCTCACCAGTAATTCCTCACCCTTATACAAGGCATATTCCTTTACTTGCATAGTTCAACCATCCTCGTTAGTAATTCTTCATCCGGCAACTGCTCCAGCGTTAGAATGCGATTGAGTTTCTTTGCGTTGATACCCAACTTAGCGCTGATATATTCCATGTCTTCGTGATTAGCCCAGAACCACTTCGAAAACTTTTGCGTTTGACCTAATACGCTTGTGTGGTCGTAATTGCTCGGAGCATAGACCCCAACTAACTTATCCTTGTATCTGCTATTCATTCCTAACGTACTCCCCGAAGTATTTGTGTTCAGCACTTTTTCTCGCTTTAGTAGCTTCTTCTAATGTTTCGTAATGGCCGAGTCCTATTTCAACGCCATTTAACATAATTCTAGCTCTGTACTTCCCAGAAGGTGTAGTAGATACACCTTTCACTCCTGACTTATTATTTTTTGAAATTCGAGTATTCATACTGTTTTGATGTTGTGTACAAATTCTCAAGTTCTCTCTGCGATTATCAAGTTTATCGCCGTTAATGTGGTCTGTGACGTACCTTTTGGGTGTATTCATTATTAGACGGTGTAACACTGTGTGTTTCTTGTTATACGTCGCTGCCAAGTACCCTCTTGGGTCGACACACCAACTATGTTTTGTTACGAGTTCCCAATCTTCAATGCTAAACTTGAATACAAAACCTTTGCTGGTGATTCCCTCGGCGTAGCTACCTCGTTTTATAAATTTAGTTTTCGTGATTGATCTCCTCTATTTCAATTTCAATCCTTGGCGATATACTGTAAACCTTAGCGGCATATATTTCAGCTATCTGTCCATCGTCCTTGTACAAAATTCCGTTAGCACTATCAAACAACGCTTTAATGTAATTATCCAAATCGGCTTTTTTGCTGACGGGGATGATTTCATCAGCTAATGCCTGCTTATTTTTTTTAACCTTCGAAATGTACTGAGGTGCTTTAATGTAAAATCTCACTCTTATTTTTAAAGCTCCTTCGAGGGCGGGCTGCCCCGTGTAAAGCTTCGCAATAAGAAACCTGCATTTGTTTCTCCAAGCTTTCATTTCTTTGTCTTCATAAGTTGTTGTGAAATTTCCACGTCTTGCAAACCTTGGTCTCGATTGTGGCTTAGGCTCGATGTTTAAAATCATTTTCATAGAACACCTAACTAGAACGGCAGCATGTCATCCGTGATGTCCATAGGGTTTGCGTTCCCGTATGGACCGTTATCCCTTGCAAAGTTCGGCCCTTGTTGTTGCGGTGCTTGCTGACCATAAGGCCCAGCATAGCCGTTGTCATTGCCAAACGCTCCCGATGTATTGCCTTGGTTTGCGTTGCTACCTTCACGCGCCGCACGGCTTTCCAACATTTGAAAGTTCTCAGCGACCACCTCAGTGACATACACCCGTTGACCTTGCTGATTCTCATAGCTACGGGTCTGAATGCGCCCAGTGATCCCAATCAAAGCGCCTTTTTTAGCCCAGTTAGCCAAATTCTCAGCTTGCTGACGCCAGATAACGCAGTTGATGAAGTCTGTTTCACGTTCACCGTTAGCATCCTTGAAGTTGCGGTTAACGGCAAGGCTGAATGTAGCTACTGCGACATTGCTAGGCGTATAGCGTAGCTCTGGGTCTTTGGTTGTTCTTCCAACCAGCACGACATTATTGATCATTGATTCTCTCCTAGAATTTCATAGTTAACAAAGTTATCATCAAGCAGCTTAGCGAATTGATGCCACTGATTCTCTCCACCATGGAAAGTAAGAGCAAGATTGACCTTGTAAGGTTCAGCGGGTTTGCTAGGCACTTCCTCGACAGACTTAGTGTCTTCGATAACTTCACCAGTTTCAGCGTTAACTGCTTTAATTTCCTCGTTAGCAGACTGTTGGGCCATTGCTTCAATTTCTGCTAGGCGTGCCGCTTCTGCTTTCGCCTTGGCTTCTGCTTGCTGCTTACGCTCAATAGCTGCATCACGGTCCTTTTTCATTTGCTTCAAGATTTCCACTAGAGGTGTATCATTCTGCAATGCTCTAGTATATGGTTCAGCCGGTAGCTCATAGTCAAGGGCTTGCTCCTCAATCATGGCAATGTTAGCCTTGTACTCCTCAAGTCGGTCATACTCAGCCAAAACAAGAGCGTCGATTTCTTCGATAGTCTCCTTCTTGAGCTCAATCTTCTTGTCTTTGAAATATTTCTTCAAAGAATAGCCATCATACTTATCTTTGAAAGTGTCTTTGTCCAATCCGGCAAGTTTACACTTTTCTTCAAAAACTGATCTAACGTGGTCAACCCGTAGCAATCTTTGATGTTCGTCAATTTCGTCTCGTTTTGCACGTAGCTTGCTGATAAGTCCTTCAAGCGGTCCTTTAGACTCTTTGAAATTAGCTTCAAACTCGTTAAGTGGGTTCTTATACACTTTTGAGATGTCTTTTCGCTTGTTATCCAGCTTTGTCAAAAGACTATTAAAGCGTGTGAACTCTTTCTTAATATCGTCATATTCAAGTTGGTCCAGTTGCTCGTCTGATAGCTCGCTAACTGCTGCTTGAATAGCTTTGTCAAACGCTTCAAAATCAAAGTTAATTGTCCCCGGCGTATATACCGGCTCGATTGTTTCAAGAAAATTGTTTGTTGCGTCCTTCATGTCCTATCCCTTTCGATTGTTAATTTGTGTTTGAATGTCGTTAGTTATCACATCAAATCCCGGTACTAGCAGTTCAGAGAAAACGTTGAGTTTGTACTTTTTCAAGTAGTAATTTGCGACTGTTTCAACTGATTGACCAGTAATTAGAGCTAACTCATTGATTTGCTGCATAATAAAGTCATGTTGCTCATTGCTGATGAAGTTGGGTTGTTGATCGATTCTTGACTCGTAGCGTGCTTGTTGTGGTTGCTGATTTTGATGCGGTTGTGGGTTGTGAGATTGGTTTGGTCTCAAACTCTCCTCTGCCACTTCAAAATGGTCCACGTCTTCCTCACCGATTGCAAAGAGTGCTTGTATGGCGTACTTGCCGGCGTATGATTGCACGGCTCCCACCCATTGCGGCTCGTTCATTTGTTTTAAATCACCGTTACGAGTTTTCAAAATAGGTACCGGAGACAATTCTGCGAAAGCTACCGCTTGCTCTTTTTCCTCTCGGTTAGACGCCGTTGCAGTAGCTTTGACAAAAGTCTTGCCAGAAAATTCGACTAGATCATAGTTGACGACAATGCTCCAGTTCGATTTCAAACTTTTAAAAGCGTCGTAAATGTCCTCGACGTGCCTTGAAGCGTACTTAGCTGTACCCTCTTTCTTTTTTTCAAGTTGCATTTTTTGCTGCAACTCCGTGAATGTCATTTCTTCCATGTCATATCCTTTTTATATGCCCCTAATTCTCAAATTTTGGGTTCTCTTATCGTTTTTAGGTGGTAGTTTCTGATTTTTGGTATTCTTCGTAAAAATCGAAACCTTGCTCTCTAAGTCTGCTGAGTTTCCGTGCCATAATTTTATTCAAAAGATCAACAACATCCTTTTTATCTTCAGCATCCAGTCTGACCGATGACGAGATGTCTATCCCGTTAATACTTTCGTAAACTTTGACCTCGATATAGTTCTTCCCTTCGGCTGAACTTAGCACTCTTACAATGTCACTTAAGACCCTTGACTCGTCCCAGACTTCTTCAAATTCTTTGAATGTTATCATTATTCGCTCCCTCAAATACCATTATCGATTGGTGGCCAAATGCCATATATTCGTTTAATTTCTCGATGAATGAATATAGGTCTAGTTCATCCATCATTTTTTGTTTATGTTCCTCTGAAAACACAAGTCCATGAATACGCTCGTAGTCTTCAAAGAGTTTTAGCTTTACTTCCGTTTCTGTCAAAGCATCATCCTCTTGTCTTGTTGCGTTTTGAATTGATAAACATGTTCGTTCGTCGTTCCAAGTCCTGTCTTCTTGAAAACTCGAGAATAGACACGCTTTCCATAAGTGCCCATGATGTCTTTTGGGCTCAGATTGGTTGTAACGATCGTTTTGGTACGCTTGTTCAGAATACTGTATAGAATACCGTTAGACCACTCTGTCACTTTTTCAGTCCCTAAATCATCTAGCACTAGCCATTCGGCTTCAGAAATCCGCCTGATGTACTCAGCCTCAAGGCTAAAATCTTCCTTGATCTTAGCTAGCAAGTCAACAACATTGATAAATAGCCCCATCTTCTTTGTGTAGTCAGACAAACCTTTAAGCGCTGAGTAAGATAAGTGACTCTTACCGACTCCAGTATCACCAATTAAAACGACATTGTACTCTTGCCCGTCTAGGTAGCCTTTGAGCTGGTTCTTGACATTCTTCAAGTCCTCTTTCTGCTCTCTAGTCAATGCTTGGTAATTGTCGAAAGTAGCGTTTCTCAAATCGTCATCCATCAAACTGAAATCTTTGAGAAAGTATAAGCGTTTCTGTTCTTGTTCTCGCTCATATTGTTCTTGTGCCTTGATTTTATTCAGTCTTGCTTGCTCTTCACGGTGACACTGTTCACAAACTGTATAAGGTTTGCTATTGGGAAACTGAATTGTAACGTAATTCCTTTGGTGCTTGTCACAGTATTTGTCGCTAGTCGTCATATACCGCTTCCGCATTTGTCTAGCTGTATTCTCTAAACTCATAGGCGTTACCTCTAATACTTACCGCAAGCAGGGCCAAATTTGGCTTTACCGTTGCTTTGCGGTCTAGTCAAGAATGGTTTGTGTCTATCAACCGCATTCTTGCTATTTTCGAATTGTCTTTGGTCTTCTTTCTGTTGGGCTACTGTTCTAATCCCATTCTGTGCCCAATTTTTCAAAATGGATTCAACATATCTAAATGAACGCTTAGAATTGTCGGCAGCTTTGTCAATAGCTATCTTAATTAACTCCGTTTCCATTCCATCGATGTTTTGATAGTCTTTAAACTGTTGGAATTGAAAACCATCTAGCAAACCAATTCTTTCTTGATAATATTCATAGATATTAAAATCAGCAGTGGCAGAATTTTGCTTTTCATGGCTCTCTATACTATATAAAGTGTTACCACTATCTGCTGCTGACGGCATCTCAGTATGGTTTATATTAGTATGGTTTAACTCAGTATGGTTAGAGTCATTCTCAGTTACTTCTAGAGGTAAGCGAGAATTACCTCCGGAAGTAACTCTCGTTGACTTCCGAGTGTTTTTTTTACTTCCGGAAGTCAATTCTGTGTACCTCCTTGAAACATCAATCTTTAGAGGGTATATCCTATTAGGCTTATTCAACCCCTGGTTGACCTCTAACAGCAAACCAAAATCATGAAGCTCTTTTTTCAGTTTTATAATATACGGTTTACTTTTTTCTAGGAATTCCATAGCACTCTCGACTGTGAAATAGCAATACACCTCGCCATTTTCGTCTGTCCAGTCACCTCGATTTTTAACAGATAGATTAACTCTATCCAACATCAAGGCGTATAAGGTTTTGGCATCATTTGATAAACCTTTGTATGCTGGGTTGCGATACAAGGCGTATGGTGTCATGAAAAAATTTTGTCTAACAAGTTCTTCTTCTTTGATTTTGTTGTGTTTTCTCACCCTTTCACCTCCCTTTGTTTTAATGTCTCGAACAGTCCACTATTAGTTGGCTGTTGGACTCGTTACGTGTTATAATCAAGTAAATCGTTTTGATGAACGTTGCACCTTTGGATTGTTTCCAGGGGTGCTTTTTTTAATGCCTACCCTCCCACCACTTCATGTTCTGTTAGTCCGCCAATAATTCTAGGAGTGCTTTAATACCATCCTTCATGGATTCTTCACGCTCCGTGCGTTCAAAGCCCGAACCGTCAAGTTTAGTAACGTTATACTCGGCTTCTACGATAAGCACTTCGCAGTCAAACGCTTCAGCAAGTTTGTCGATTTCAGTTTTTTGTTCCTCATATGGTTCAACTGGCAAGTATAGTGCGTCTCTCAAACGGTCAGTAAATGTCGCTGCGAAAACTAGGTTTCCTCTATCTTTGTAACTTTTAAGGAACCCATCTTTTTCAGCGCTGTAAAATATGACTTGTTTATTGTTTTCTTTCATGATTATTCTCCTTCACCTTCGTTATATTTCTTAAAGCTCAATGTCAAACCTGCGATACCAACAGCGATAACTGCTAGACCAAGAGTGCTAGCAATTCCTTCTTTTTCACCAGCGTTTGGAAGAGTGCCACCGTAAACCGTCGTATTTGCCACTTCTTTTGGCTCAGAATCGAGCTTATAAGATACTGTGGCGGATTCCGCCTCTTTCGCTTTCGGAGCGTCTACGGGTTTGCTAGGTACTTTTTTCGGTGTCACTGGTTTCTCTGGTGTCGGTTTAGTTGGTTCCTCTGGGATTTTCAATTCTGGCAAGTCAAGGACAGGGGCATCGTTTGGCACTACGCCACCTTCAAATGGTGGGAGCTCACGTTCTTCTGGAATACCAGGGATACCACCTTGGAACTCTGGCTTATCATGTACTGGGGCTTCATTAGGAACTGTTCCGATTGGCTCAGTGTACTCTGGCAATTCTCGTACCTCTGGAATTCCAGGGATGCCACCCTCAAATTCTGGGATGTCAACTTTAGGTGCGTCGTGTGGAATTTTAAAGGTTGGTTCTGGTTTGTTTTCACCGCTTGCGTCACCACGACCACCAACCAATTGAACCTTAGATGTTGAGATAGCCCCAGCATCTACCGCTACCAGCGTAGCCTTGTTAGTCGGATTAGTTGAGTCTTTAACCGCTGATTTCAAGCGTGTTTGGTAATCGATGTACATGATGCGGTTAAACTCTTTGAATTTCGCATCAAAGCCGTCTGCTCTAACATTCCAGCTTTCAAGGTAATCCTTAGCTGAATAATCAATGCCAGTCCACTTAACAGGATTCTCAACGAAGTAGATATTTTGTGAGCCGTCAACGAACTCTTGATTATCTGACCAAGTATCAGACAATAATGCATTGTTAAGCACTTGGCGGGCAGTGTTAAGACGCAAGGTCCAATTGATGATTTGTGGGTTATCTTTATTTTGGCTACCCCATTTTGAAAGAAGCTCGTCTGTTGGAAGCGGTCCTTCTTCACCAATGGTGAATGTCTTAACAGTACCGTCGAAATTCACTGTTACTGGTTTACCCGGTTCAACGACATCAAGCCATTTCGCATCGAATTTTAAAGACATCTTTTTATTCAAAGGGTGCTCAGTGAAATAATTGTTAAATGTCGTTGTGATCACTCGTGTCTGAGCGTCAGCGTTGGCTTTACCAACGACATTCTCGTTGTTGTAAACGTCGAAATCAAAGCTAGTCTGCAAACCAATTTCTTTAGGTAGTTCAGTTACAACTTTGTCACCTTCATTGATCGCCATATCGTCTGGGAAGTTGATATCTTTGTATTCCACTTCAAACGGGTTATATTTACCAGTGCCATTAGGAAAGTCCACTTGCACGTTAGGGTTTTCGACGGTGATAGTGTCACCCTCTTTAGTCACGCTTGTAGGTGCTGCCGGTGTTTCTGCTACTGGTTGAGCTACCTCTGTAGTTGTTGCTGGTGCTGGTGTAGCTACTTCTGTAGTTGCTACCGGCGTTTCTGTCGGTACCACTGTTTCAGACGGTGTCACAGTAACATTGCCGGCATTGTCAGCCGTGTACACATTAGACACCGCTGGTTGAGCGTCAACTACTGGCTGTGTTATTTCATCCGCTGATACTTGACCAGCTCCAATCAATAGAGCTGTAGCAAGTGCGAGCGTGCCACAAAGACCGAAAGCTTTAGTTTTAACGTAAGATGGTTTTGCAATTGTTTGTGAAATCATGGTATAATCTCCTTAGATGTTATTTCTTGCATGGGCCCTAACCCATGCTTTTTTAGTGCCTTCAACGTGCACCCATGACCCACCGTGTCGTATTTCAATGTTTTATTAGACTTATGAATGGGAAAATTAGGAAAAAAGTAATTTAGTAAAGATTTTTTGGGGGAAAGGTATAAGTTACACTCCACGGCAGGCCGTGGCTGCACGCTGAAAGATTGATGATCTATTTACTGTTAAGATACTTAGCGGCTAGATACCGCTCACGTCTCTGACGTGCTTCATATTTCTGGTCGTTGATTTCTCGTGGTGTCCATACTGGCTCGAAGAAGCACTCTTGTTGTGGTTGTTTTTTAGACCAAATCCAGCTAAATAGTTTTGATGGTTTCATTTGTTTATTTCCTTTCGTGATACAATTGAGTTATCCCAAATGAAGGGAGGTGGAATTATGAGCGAACAATTCGATGCATTTAAACAAGCAGCTGACAAGGCACTAACCGAATTTGCGGGCGGTTCTGATGCTATCGTCAAACTTGTTGATGAATTACTCAAAGCCCAAGCAGTTGATCTTGAAACTTCATTCAAGCTTCAAGAAGTTGATAAGCTTAATGCAAAGATTTCTAAACTCGAGAGCCGAGTTGCTGAATTGAATGATCAACTTTCTCGGCACGATAAGTAGCTTCATTCAACTGTTTTAAAGCAAATATGCGCCCTTGTTCAGCACTGGCATAGAATGCTTTTCTAGCTTTAATCCATTCCTCTAGCAAGTCGCTAGGGGTTTTTGTTATTTGCCGTGAATACGGCCATCTTGTTGGCCTCATGTTGTATTGTATTTCCTTTCTTCTTTCCCTAACCGCACTAGAGAGCTAGTGAGGTTTTTTAATTCATATATAATTTAAGGAGACTTATGAATATCAAATCGTTGTAGTTTCAGGTAGGTATTGCTTATATCTCCTCGCTAGCTCACTGCTACGGCTAGGGATGTATTGCTATTTGAATCTGTTTCTAGTTTTCCACTCGATGAAGGATTTGAAGCCTTCATAGTTGATAAAAACCAGTTTATGTGTGGGGTTAAACACATATCTTTGAAAATCTTTGTTATCCCTCATTTCTCGAATGAGGTTTTTTGCCATCGACTTCCCTAGACCTTCCCACCGCTGCATGAGGTGGTCGTAGTCTCCCCACTCAGCCGTCTCATTAACTCCGACTGGTTTGTAGGTTATTTCCATAAGCGTCACCCGATTTCTTTCAATCCATTCTCAAGAGCGATAAGCTCTTTTTGTTTTGGCGTTTCACGAATTTCAAACGGTGTGAAATCGTCGTAAGACAAATCTCTCAAGAATTGGATTGCTTTCTTAGCTTCAACGTGCTTGATATTAGTGTATTTAGTCACGTTAAAGGCTTTCTTCAAGCGTGAGTACATCAAGCGAATAAACTGACCTTTCTTCGAAGCGAACAGATTGTCACTAGGATATGATTTCTGCTCATTGAAGTACATATCTGCGAAAACGCCAGCTTTTCGGAAAACAATGCTCTTGATCTCGGTAGCTTCACCGTCGTCGATATGGACTTTCTTGTTAACTTCTTCGACAAGCAACTCAATGTCAGTGAGCTTCTGATTAGTCTTCTTAACATTTCTATCCATTTCGTCTTTCAAGCCGATCACTTCATCCAATAAGTTTTGGTTAAATTTCGCTTGCTTGACAAGATGCATGGCTTGTTCACCTTGCATCTTTACCGTTTGGATAAGAACGTTGTCTTTCTTGTTGTTTTTCTTCTTACTCATTGATAATTTCTCCTTCTATGATTGTTCTTCCATTTTCTGGGACAATCTTGTTCATTTCGTCTAACCAGTTTTCAGTTAGTGTCAAGATGTCTCTGAGTTTTTCAATCTGAGCGTCCTTTCCAATGCCTTGGATAAGGGTTTTAAATCTAAGCGGTGCCATCTTGCTGTCAAAGAAATCTTCGAACTCTGATACTAGGTTGCTGAGTGTGAAGATGTTAGAAACACTGTTTTCTAATTTCTCTTTATCAGCTCGTAAGTGCTCGATAGACTCTTTCAACGCTAGTGCTTCCGAGGTTTCTTTCTCTAGCATTTCGTAAGATGCTTCTTTAAGTCGCAAACTTCTTTTGACTGAATCAAGCTCGTCCGTTAGGTCTTTGTTTTTGCCTAGTAGTTGCTTGTTGAGGTCTTGCGTAGCTTGGTAGTCTTGTGGGATGACTTCCTTTTCAATCACCTTTTCAGTGGTTTTGGTTAGCTTGACACGTTCCAACTCACCTTTGACCGTTTCGAGTGCTTGGTCTTTGAGTTTGAGACGACGCTCAAGCTCTTTATATTTTTTGTGAGTTGTGACATCGCCGTTGAAAACTGCTTGATTGACCTCTGGAATAGCAGATGGTTTAGCAACTTGAGCTTGTAAAGTTTTCGGTAAACTTTCGAATTTTTCAATATTTGCTTGTTCGTTTTGCGAACAAACGAAATTGTAATGATTGATATATTCATAAGCTTTGGTTTTTTTAAACCCTAAACTTCTATACCATTCTTCAAAACAACCATAACCCCTAGTGGAAAGTTCCTCTTGAGCTTTTGCAAGTTGTTTTCCGATTTCGTAAGCACTCTTGCTTTGAATACCATAAATGATATTGGCTCGTTCTTCGAGAAACTCTTTTGTCGTTGTGTCTAGCACGGAATAATCGAAGTCATTTGTTGCTGCTATTTCGTTCATTGTTTTCCTTTCTGAATTTGTCTAAACTGACATCTAAAGCGTCAGCGATTTTCACCATTCTACTGAAAGAAATATCTCTCTTTCCGATGTTCATCAACGTGTTATAGCTGATACCAGTCTTTTCAACTAACTCTGTGACTGTCATTCCTCTGTCAATAAGTAACTTGCTTAAAGTTTTTTTCATGTTTAATCCCAAAACACAATATATAGTTTTTTATTGTATTGAAAGCACAATATATTGTGTTATTCTATCCTTTCCGATATAATTGATTCATGACAAATGATTAAATAGGGCCTCTCATCTCCTTATGAAAATCGCTAGTCAAACATTACGGAAAGGAAAAAATTCTATGAACGACTTTGAAAGTTTAAAGCAGGTTAGTTACAACCTAATAGCTGAATTCATTGAGAAGAATCCAGCTGAAGTTGCGACGCCAGCTGTTATAGATGTCATTGAGAAGTTGTTAAATGCCAAGGATATGCAAGTGGATGTACTTGCTAATCAAAAGGCAACTAAAATTCTCAATGATATTACTGATAAAGCTCATGAATAGCTTTA